TACCGAAGCAAAGGGCGACGGTAAATCCCGAGGGGAATGCAACATGAACGCAGTATCAGTTGAATCTTGGATCGAAGCAAATCCAGTGCCAGCCTTCGTAAAAGGCTCGTTTAAAAACGCTGTTGATCGTGCGCAGTGGGAAATCAAAAAAGAGGCGGAAATTTACGCAGAATTCCCCTTAAATGTTGCAGCATATCGTTGGAACATTGAACAAGCGGTAATTAATCGTAGCGAAGGAAAAAGCATGGTTGCGGCAGCATACGATTATGTTGATCAGTTGCTTCAAAACCTGTAACCACACAAAAAGCCCGCTCAAGTAGCGGGTTTTTCTTAATGTCCTGAGGTAAATACACAATGACCCCCACACAAGCCCTCTCCGCCGTCGCCTTACTCGGCGGCATGAACGCCACAGCCCGCATGATCTTAAACGCGCATGGCAAGCCAATTGCGCGGCCAAACCTGAGCAAGGCAATCAACCAAAACTGTGGCGTGCCGGACTGGCTTGCCCAGCAACTGTACAATCTGGTCTGTCGGCATGGCGAAAGCTGTGAGGCGCTGGCCTGCGAATTAGATGATGAAATTCGTGTTTATTTAAACCGGTCACGGGAGACTGAAAATGGAATTTAATATGCTGCGGGCGCACCGCGTCTTTAAAGCAATTTTGGGTGGGGCGACAGCGGTGTCAGTCGCAAAGACTGAGGGCGTATCCGGAACAATGATTGCTCATATTTTCTGTCGTTTTTCAGGGGAGCATTGGCGATTTGCGCGGGATACTAATCAGCCGTCAATGCTGTTTAACGGGTGGACTGTTTATCGCAGGACGCCAAGGCAGTTTAAAGACCTTGATGCGCAGCAGATAGCGCAACTGCAAAGCGAAGCCGATATTTTTATGGCGGATTATATAGCGCGGAAGCAGGCCATTGCAGTGGCAGCAGGCGATGCGGTAGACTGAGAGACCGCCCGTCGGTGCGACCCCTTTCCCCGATGCGCGAGTATTCGGGGTTTTTTATGTCCAATCTGACACCAAAACAGGAAAAGTTTGCGCTACACATCGCAGACGGCATGACGCAGGCTGATGCGTATCGCGCGGCTTACAATTGTGGCAGTGATACAAAAGCTGAAACGATCCAAAAACGAGCATCTGAGTTGATGGCGGACGGGATGATTGCGGGTAGGGTGTCCGATTTGCGCGAATCGCTTGCCGAGCTTGCGCTGTGGTCACGGACGGATAGCGTCCAAACGCTAAAAGAGATCGCCCAAGATCACGAAAACAAAGCCGCCGAGCGGGTGGCGGCGGTCAAAGAATTGAATGCGATGCATGGCTGGCACAAGCAGATCATTGATCACAAGTCGAGCGATGGCAGCATGACCCCCACTCGCATCGAGATCGTCGCCCCGCATGTCCACATTACAGATTGAGCTACCGCCTAAGCTGATACCGCTATTTGCGGTCGAGCGCGGTGGCCTGCGTTATCGTGGATCACATGGTGGGCGGGGGTCGGGCAAGTCGTTTACTTTTGCAAAGATGGCGGCGGTGTTCGGTGCAATCGAGCCGCTCAGAATTTTGTGTACACGCGAGTACATGAATTCGATCCGTGAATCGTTCCACGCCGAAGTCAAAAATGCTATTGAATCATGCCGGTGGTTATCATCGGTTTATGATGTGGGTGAGCATTTTGTTCGTGGGCGAGCTGGTACGTCAGCCACTGGGACAGAGTTTATATTCAAGGGTTTGCGCCACAATATCGCGTCCGTGAAGTCGATGGCGCAGATAGATATTTGTATTGTTGAGGAGGCTGAAGACATCCCCATGTCCTCGTGGATCGACCTAGAGCCGACCATTCGCGCCCCAAAATCTGAAATATGGGTCATCTGGAATCCGAAAAGTGCTGAATCGGCTGTCCATCAATTACTTATTGCCAACACCCCGCCCCGAGCCATGATTGTCGAAATGAACTATCGGGACAATCCGTGGTTTCCGGCCGAGCTTGAGGAGCAACGCCAGCACGCCCAAAACACCATGAATCCAGACCTATACGCGCATGTCTGGGAGGGTGCTTGTCTTGAGCGGTCAGAGTCACAGATATTCAGCGACAAATACACGATTGCTGAGTTTCAGCCGACGCGGGAATGGGGTCAGCCGTTTTGCGGCCTAGATTTTGGCTTTGCTCAAGATCCCACAGCGGCTGTGAAATGCTGGGTCTATGACAGGCGCTTATATATCGAGCATGAGGCTGGCAAGGTGCGCTTAGAGTTGGACGCGACCGCCGAGTATGTCGGCTCACGAATCCCCGAATTTAGGCATAACGAGGTGCAGGCCGATAGCGCCCGCCCTGAATCAATTAACTATTTGCAGCGGCATGGCCTGCCTAAAATCGTGGGGGTGGACAAGTGGAAAGGGTCGGTCGAAGATGGGATTGTGTTTATGCAGTCTTTTGATGGCATCGTCATCCATCCCCGATGTGTCGAGACTGCTAAAGAGTTTAGGCTGTACAGCTACATGGTCGACAAGGCGGGTCGAGTGACAAACGACATAGCAGACGCGTACAATCACTATATTGATGCAATCCGCTACGCGTTGTCGCGCATGATTAAGCGCAAAAAATCGGGATGGACGAGCATATGAGTTGGTTTAGCAGATTTACCCGAGCGCCTGAGCCTGAGCGTGTCGAGCCACAGGTTAAATCGTTTTTGATCGGTCAAGGCGGCTTTAATTCGGCGTTTACCGCAACCGACAAATCAGCGTTTGAATTGCTGATGGGGCGCGATGGGGCGGTTAATTACGATCAATGCCCCCCGCTGGCAATCGGCATCAATCGGATCATTCGGGCGCTATCCGGCCTTGACCTGCATTACTACAGCGGGTCGGACATCGTTGCAAGCCGTGCTGACGTGCTGATCAAGGACTACCAAAATCATCGTGACCTGTCCGAGTTGATCCGGTCGATTCAGTGCGCAGGTAAAGGGTATTGCGTGCTGATCGGTAACGCTGACTTCATGCCCTCAAAAATTGCGACGATCCGGCCTGCTGATGTGAGCGAGTTTACCGACCAATACGACAATACATTCCGGCTGCTGATCACGGGCGGGCGATGGTCAGGGACGTATGAGCAGGTCGAGTATGGTGGCGATGTATACCGCACCGCCGACAAACTGCGTACTATCATCATCATACATAACCAAGTCAGCCACGCCCCCCTATCCCCGATCAGTGCGGCGATGAAGACCATCATTGAGGGCTACAACCAAAACTACCGCACCATCAAAAATGGCGGGCGGTTGAATTCGGTGTGGGCGTTTAAAGATACGCTTGATGAGCCTGAGACCGCAGCGCGTCGCCTGCAAGCCAATGCACGTGTGCAACAGGGCGGGGTGACGGTGACAAGCGGCGGTGATCTAGACATCAAAGAGTACGGGCTGAGCGCCAAAGACATGGATTGGGCAAACCAATTGCACCGGTGCGACGTCGAAGTCTATAACTTGCTGGGCGTGCCATTGCCCCTTGTGTCCAATGAGTCAGCAACGTTTAACAACTACGCGACGGCCAGCGCCACTTTTTACGAGCATACGGTTTTGCCCCTTGCTGACTACGTTTTTGGCATCATCGGCGCGTATCTTGCCAAACCTGCCAAGATTCAGGGCGCGTACATGCTGGCCGACCGAGAAAACATCGACGCCTTGCAAACCAAACGGTTAGAGCAGCTTGAGCTACGCAAAAAGGTCGGGGTCGAGACTGCCAACGAATTGCGGTCATCAATTTATGGGCGTGAGGATATTGACGGTGGTGACGTGCTGCTGGTTGATGCCCGACTTGTCCCGATTGACAGTGTGACGGGGCTAGGCATATGAGCATGACCGCGCAGGCTGAATATGATGCACGCACCGAAGCCGAAGACAGCCACGCTGAATTACTCCTGCTGCTGCTGCTACTACAGTCGCGCGACATTTACGGTCAGATTCTGCGCGGGGCAAGCGTCGCGCTAGACAATGCCCCCATTCGCGCGGCGTTGGTTGATGCGGGCTACGCGGGTGCTAACATCATTGCAGCCAATGCAGTGACGCCCGCCGAAGTTGTGACCCTGCTAAAAGAGTCGGGCTATATTGAGACAGCGGCTGACCTAGCCGTAAGTCAAATGGCGCAGACCACGGCCAGCCGTATCAACCATGCGCTTGACGAGATTGGCGTAGCGGCTGATGCGGAAAAGGCCAAGGCGGTCAAGGCTGAATTGGACGCGATTGCCGAAATGCGTGCAGGCAATGCGGCGGGCAATATGGTGGTTGACGGGGCTGAGGGTCTCAAAGATGCGTTAGTCAACAACGGTACTAAAACATGGGTTAACATGGGTGACAGGCGCGTCAGGCGTACACACATGAGCGCAGGCGGCCAAACCGTACCGGCTAATGGTTTTTTTAGTGTGGGGGGTGGTATGCTTAGGTTTCCGCGTGACCCCGCTGGGCCAGCAAAAGAGACGATGCGCTGTCGCTGCGTCGCGCGATATAGTCAGGAGTGGTGAGCATGACCGTAGAGTTTAAAAGCCTAGAGTCACCGGTCGAGGTCAAAGCCACGGCTGATGGTGTTGATTATTTTGAGTTTGAAGGCTACGTCGGTGCATTTGGTAACGTCGATAGCCACGGCGATATTTTAGTTAAAGGGGCGGCGGCTGAACAGGTCGGCCAAACCATCCACTTTTTTAAAGATCATTGGACGGAATTCGGGGCGATGGACATCGTCGCCGAAGATGATTATGGCATTAAATTCACCGCCCGCGCCCCCAAGTCTGACCCCGAAGTTGTCCGGCTGGCCGAGCGCATCAAGGTCGGCGCACCCTACAAATTCAGCATTGGATACCGCGTCAAGGGTTACACGATCATTGATGATGTGCGGTATCTGCAAAAGATTGAGCTTGTCGAGGGGTCGATTGTGGCCTACGCGAGCAATGATAACGCCATATTGACGGGCATCAAGTCCCGTTTTGGCGATGGTTTTGTGTTGGCAAGTGCTGCACAAAAAGCGGTAAACGATGATCACGCGGCACTTGTCGCATTGGCTAAAGCGTTAGGAGTCTAAACGATGGTACTAGATATCAATGAGTTAGTGACAAAGGTACAGGGCGGGGTTGCCGAGTTGCAGGCCAAGGCCGAGCTACAAGGTAAGGACAGCGCCGAAGTTAAAGCGATGGCCGAAAAGGTCACGACTGATCTGGTCGCAATCAATCAAAAGATGGCGACCCAAGAAGCTGACGCGGCTGAATACAAAAAGCGCGTTGAGCATCTTGAGTCGATTGGCCTGCGCGATACCGCCAAACTGAGCGCCGACGAAATGAAACACGTCGCGCTGGCCGGTTTGCAGCAAGTCATGCGGGAAAATCTGGGCGGCACTATCCAGACCGAAATCAAAGCGCACGGCGAAAAGATCGAATTGAAATCTTTTGTTGGTGCTGATTACACGGCGACCGATCCGAGCCGTGGCGGTGTGTTTGTCACTCCGCAAATGATCAATGAGATCATCATGCAAGGGATGCGCGAGATCAATCCGATCTTGACCGAAATCACCTTGACCACTCACGCCACCTCAGCACCCGTTCAGATGCTGAAAAAAACCGGTGAGGGTGTGGGTACTTGGGCAGGCGAGATGCAGAATGCGCCGAAGTCCGACAAGCCAAAATGGTCGAGCCTTGACATCCCTATGCACCGCGTCGTTGGCGAAGGCGCTTGCACGATGGAAGTGCTGTCCGGCACAACTGTTGACTTTCGCAACACGATCATGCAAGACATGCTGATCGAGCTGTCTAATGCCTACATTGATGCGTTTACTGCGGGCAATGGCGCAGGCAAACCACAGGGCTGGACGCGTGGTGCATACGGTTTGGTCGAGACCGAGAATAGCGGCGTCGCCAAATACGATGACCTGATTTTGGTTCAGAACGCGGTTCAAGAGCGCTACCGCAACGGCTCAAAGTTTTATCTGACCCGTGAAGTGTTGTCGAAATTCTTGATCGAAAAAGACACCACCGGCGCGTATCTGCAAATGTTTGGTCTCAATGGTATTGGCGGCGTGCCAAGCTTGGCCGGCGTGCCATTCGCGATTATCCCGACCCTTGCCACCGTGCCTGTTGCCGGTGATATCGCGTTGTATTACGGCAACTTGCGTCAAGCATACCGCGCTGTCCAGTGGGGTGGTAGCTTTATGAAACGCGACGAATTGACGCACTTTAGCAACGGCGTTTTTGAGTATGCAATGGCTCGTTTTGCAGGCGGCCGCGTCATCAACACCGAGGCCTTGGTTGGCCTAACCATCAAAGCTTAAGGAGCGCTGACATGACCGTTGCAT